ATTACAAAAGATAGATCATCAAAACGTTTCTTCTCAGTTTTGATTTTACCATTATAATCATTCTTTACAATGTTATCTAATGGTACTCTCAACACATGAATTTCATAATCTACAATAACACCATCTTCAATTGCTTTTTCAATTGGATAATGGGCTATTACATGAAGATCTAATTCTTCTTCAAGGGTTCGTTCTGTTCCACTGGACAATGTACCAGTAAGACCAAGAATCTGTTCGTTATTTTCAAACAGTTCCTTACACACTTCTATTTGAGCCTCGCTCAATAAATGTATCTCATCTATAATAACAAGATTGAATTTCTTATTAGTATACTTCTTCAATGATAGGTGGGTTGTGTATGTTACATTTGCATCAAGATAACCTCTATCTTTAAAATCAGCTTGCCAAGAATCTTTAATCTTGTTATCTGGATAAGCAATAAGAACGCTTTTAATCTTCGGTTTAAAATGTTCTAGTATATTGATACTAGTTCTTATCTTACCAAATCTTGGGCATAGATTTAATATACCACGTCTTTCTTGTAACCATACATCAGCAAACTCTCTTTGCCTTTTATCTCTAATTGTCATAGCTCTCTTTGTTTTAACATTGCATCTGCTATCTCGTATGAATAGTCTGATATATAATCTTTAAGTGGTATATCTCTAGCCATAGCACTCCAAGACTTTGTAATTTCTCCTATACTACTGAAAAGTCCTTGCATTGCTTTTGCTGCAAAATAATCTCTTAAAGTCATTCCTTGATGAGCATCTAAATGTAATGCTGGAAATGCATTTTGTTCTTCTTGTTTCATTCTCTTAGGAAATATGATTTGTTAGTAATTGATTCATAATCACTATCTGTGATGTCTTTCTTTCTAGGAAGTTCTTTGAACATACCAATTTGGCCTAGGAAGCCCAAACCAATACGCACATCATCTTCACCATAAGAATTCTTTATTAGTCTCAAGGATCTGAAATACTTAGCACCAAACTCATCCTTTAGCTTATCTAGATCATAACCACTAGGGTCTGCCACCTTGTATCTCATAGGATCAAACAAGGCCATAACTACATCAGCATCATTCTGTGTTGCAGAACTGTCTGCAAAATCCTCTAGTTGAGGTTCTACATCACCATTCTTTATCCTAGAAGGATTAGATATATCACGATTGAACTGACTAACAACCACTGGACTATATCCATAGAAGTCACGAGCATATCTCAGCTCATCAGACATCTTATCAATAGCTTGCTTCTTAGTAGGTTGAGCAGATGTAAGTTTCAATAGACCAATGTGATCGATTACCACCATAGTTATCTGACTTGGATCATCTGGAACATATATCTTGTTCCATTGATCTAGTTGCTCAATCTTACCATTCTTTAGTGCATAGTCTTTTAGTTCTTTTGCTATACCTACAGGGTTCTCTGGTCCATCAATGATTGTAACGATTTCACTTAGTTGTTCTACATAATCTCTATAGTGTAGAAACAAGTCATGTTCATCTTTAGTCATCTTCTCAGTCCAACCAAGTAATCTACCTACAGGAATAATAATACCCTGGTCTAGAAATATCTTACGAGATACCCATTTGGCCATCTTGTATGTTCTACTTCTCTCCATGGACCTATACCACACCTTTACCTTGATACCTGAAGCTAGGCCTTCTTTAGAAAGAGCCCAATCAACAGGATTAAGAACAAAAGCATCATCAATAAACGAAGTTTTACCAGATCCTGTTAGTCCACCTACAAGATAATACATACTCTTACGAATACCTACATATCTAGTCAAGCGATCAAATCCCATTGGTATCCCTCTGTTAAGATCATTGAGACCTTTCTCAACTTCTGCATTTAATAGTTCAAAACTCATAATAGCTCTATTTCTTGTTTAACTTCTTGCCAAAATGGTTTCATTACTTCATAACAGTGTTTTAATATCTCATCAACTGCTATTATAGCACATACTTTAGCATCTTCCCAAGCTTCTTCATCATACATTAAATTAGCTTTTAAATAACTATAGTATTTTTTAAATAACTCCTCTGCTTCTGCTTTACTGTTCATTATATATCTGTACCTCCTGTTGGTTTTTGTGGAGCAATGTCTACCTTAGCTCCATCATTAATTAGTTCTATGTAAGCTTCGAAAGCTCTCTGGTTTAGATAAGTTACACTGTTCTGCATAAAGGTCATTCTATTATCATTATTAACAATAGAAGATTCTTTCTTCTGCAAGAGTTCATATTCAAGAGCAGCTATAAGCTGTTGAGCTGTATATTCACCCTCTAGTATAATCTTGTCAAACTTAAGTCTACATTCATCTTTACCTTTTCTAATAGCTCTGGTACCTTTAAATGTTTTACCCTTATACTCAAATGAATCAGTACCTGGATAGTTCTTCCACCACTCTTCAAAGTCTGTAGTTGCAGGTTTTCTTCTTATCAGCTTTCCTGTACTTTTAGTGTTCATGAATTCTAATAGGTCTCTACCTAATGTTGTGAGCTTTTCATCAGTGTTGGTTATTAGTGCTTTCCTTATCAAAGTTTGATAGACAGAAGCAATCTTCATACTCCCATCACATAGTGGGGAAACATCATATTGCTCGTCTATCAACTTCAATAAGAATATAACATCTAGGTTATAACCTCTCTTGATGAGCTCTTCGAACTGTTCTGGTGTTACAGTTAGCTTCATCATTTAATATTGGTATTTCGATTTTAATAATTGCAGGTAAACGATTTTTACGTTCCTGTTCTTCTTCCCATTGTTGCCAAGAAGCTTCAACATCTTTCTGTCTTTCTATAACATAGATGTGGTCATTGGGATGTTCCCAATCTTCTAATCCCCAGTCCACTATTCAGCTTTTCTAGGTCTTCCAACAGGTCTTTTTTCAGTTGGTGCACTTTCTGCGACAGCTGGTTTCTTCTTCTTGTTTCTCTTCTTGTAATATTTCTTCTTAGGTTTGTCCATAGAATCAATAACATCTTTCTTTGGATAAGAGTGTTCTAGTTGACTAGTATAAGTCACCTTTCTAGGTTGAAATCTAGGCTCTTCTTCTTTAACCTCTTGAGCATTCTTTGCTGAGAAATACAGCATAACTACTGATACAATAGCTACAACTAAAATAATAATAAATACATTCATAGTTCTTCTTTTTTAATTCTTAAGCCAAATTGTAGGTCAAACCAACCAAATGTTCCTTCAGCTCTCGTTTTGTTAAATTTAAAAATCTTCTTTAATAGAGGAATAGCATACGCTTTGAATTCCTCATGTTGTTCTTGTGTCATAGTATTAGTATGATACCACATTGGATCATCACTTACATCTAGTACTGTCTTACCAATCATTTTTAACTGGTATTCAACTAGATGATCAGAGATGTTTGTACGATTTACTTTTGCTTTCATTCAAATAAATTTAATTGATTAGGAATATAAACTGTTTTAATTCTCTTACCTTCAGTTTTAATCTTAGTGATTATTCTGTTAGCTTTCTCAATATAGTAATTATAGTTGACATTATCAACTTTACTACCTCTTGGTAGATAATTACACACTTGACAGACCCATTCACCTGCTTCTACTTGACTCACTGCAGCAGCTCTAGTCTGACATTCAAGATTCTTTATCTTGAATATCTTCTTACCATGGTTAGATATATAATAACGAATTAACTTATCATACACTGTAACTTCTCCTGTTGTTCTATCAGTACCTTCATAATGAAAGCTTCTGGTTGCTTTTTGTCTTAGACAAAAGTCATATAGATTCTGATGATTACGTATCGTAATATCAACAGGTACACCATGAACAAACCACTGCTCAAGAGCAATCGGAACCACTCTTGCTGATTTATTCTTGTGTAACTCAAAGTCAGTAAGGAAATCACCTTTCTTTTTAATTTCACCATTGGTCATAATTGCTAAGTAATCATTAACAGTACTAAAGATAATCTTAGAGTAGTCTGTTCTCTCCAACTCATACTGAGTTATGTCACACCACCATGCATTGATATCATGCATCAAAGGAATAAGTTCTTTCTTAATCTTGATAGTTACACCATCTGTATTTGCAGAGATCACATGTATGCCATTGGTTTCATATTTTTCAATAAGCATCATCAGACTAAGCTCACCAGTTATTGTGGTGAACATAGTTAATTGCCTATCATAGATCCAATTTAGCATATCAGATGATTTACCATACACAGAGTTAACTGCAAGTTTAAGAGCTCCTACAATTCCTTTAATCTTTTTATCGCTCTTTGCAAGCGGTTTAAGCTCCAATCTCTTATCAAACATCTGTTTGTATCCCCTAAGGAATTCTTTTCCCAAATGAGCAGGAAATTGCCCATTGTTGATGATGATAGCTGGATAGTAACTAGACACATCCCAATCGATTATCTCACACTCTTCATCAGCTTCAAACACATATGGTTTGTTTTCTGTATGAAGACCACCTTTCATAAAAGA